ATAGACAAAAACAAAAACAAAAACAAAAAAAAAACCAGAAAAATAAAAAAAAAAAAAAAAAAAAAAAAAAAACCAAAAAAAACAAAAAAAAAAATAAAAAAAATAAAAAAAAGGAAAACTAACTAATAAATAAGTAAATGTAATAAAATAAAAATAAAAAAAAAAGAGAATGAAAGAAATTATATAATACTATTAAACAACTACACCATAAAATATTCAAAAAAAATCCGCAAAAGAAGTAGTTGTCTTCATTCTTGAAGACATTCTTTTTTTTTCATTTTGAATATGACTAGATACCTCTTTTGAAATCTCACTTTTAATTTCATCTCTCTTCAAAGCTCGTTCTACTCTATCTTGTTTTTGTTGATCACATCTCTTCTTCAAACATCGTTGTTCATACCGAACAGTTCTATCAGTTTGCATATTAAGTGCTCCAGGCATTATATAATCATATAAGGTCTCCTTTTTAAATATTTTTAAAATATATTTAACTTTTAATAGGTAGTCCTTCCACCGTCATATACTTGTTCAAACATAAGAGCACAAGACCAATCCATATTATTTAAATTAACAATTCTTCCATATTCATCATATAAAGTAATTCTTAATTTTTCAATATTAACTGGTCCAAAATAATTTCGACTTCTATTAATTTGGGTAGAAAATCCGTCGTCTTCTCCCGTTTGATAAACACCGTTAGATTGTTGAATAGAAGCTAAATTAATTCTGGCTAAAATATTGTTATTATTAATAGAATCTGTGTATGCAGAAATATAATAATTATTTACATTATTGTTATAATCATCTATGGCTACAAATAAGTATTGTGGACCTTTAATGTAACATAACCCTTCTGATATAACTGGACATGGGGGAACTATATTACTAGCATCTATTACAACTGGAGGCCCAGAATCATATACATTGGTTCTGTAACCTAATTGCCAGCCTAAATATAGTGGTAAAGCTTCTACTGGTAAATCTCTCTTCAAAATTGATTCGTTAGTTGCTTTACCATCTATACTAAAGATAATTCTAAATCTTAAATGATTAGGGTCGTTTTTAAGAACTCCTTCATAGTCACTGATGCCAGATGGATCAATTGCAAATACACTCCTTCCAGATGTATGATCAACTGTATATACTAGACTAAAGCTAGGATCAGATATTATTGTATTATAACTAGGATCATTTGCCAATAAGTTAGTTTGATTTGGATCTCTTAAAGCTGCATTCATAGCGGATTCTATTAAAGTTGCGCCTGTTGTTTCATTAATAGAGGTTTCATAATTACCATCTGGTAAATTAATTCGCACATAATTCTTAGCCTCTACACCTCCACTTATATCCCAACCAATAACCAATGAATTATTTCCCAGGCCTCTACTAATAGCATAGTAAGTTAATGGAATTTCAATAGAAGCTAAACGCATATTAATAACATTTTCAAATTTATAAGGTAAAGTAAGTCTTTGATCTGAGGAACTAGTTTGATAATAATTTGGTCTAAATCTGGAATCAATATTGAGTGCTCGCTTAATTGTTGTATATTTAATTGGATTAATAATTCCTGGTGGGGCTCCCCCATCTTCACCAATATTTAATCCTTTAATTGATTGTAGACTATAAGCTTCTTTCCTTATCCTTTCATTTTTTATTATAAAATTATCATTAACTTTATATATATCGTTTTTCATCTGGCTAAATGAATCCTTGTGTTTAGTATGACTATTATCAATTGCCGAGGAAATAATTCCTATTAATCGATTTGAAGCAGCATCTAAAAAGTTTTCAATTCTTCTTTTGGTAGTTGAATCAACACCGGTATCTTGGGTTAATTTTTGTAATAAACTAGTTTTTGAATTTTGAATATCATCATATTGATATGGGTATTCTAAGGTTAATATATCTTCAATTTCTTTGTCTGTATATTCATTTATATCTAAATTAATGGTTTCCATATATAATTTTATAAGTTTTTTTTTAAATTTATAAAACTAAATTAATTAACAACATTTTGTTTTTGTTGTCATTTTAGTTTTAGATTGTAAATCAGTTTTTTGATCATCCTTATATTTTACTACTCCTTTACAATTACCATTTATTTCCGATATTTTATCTATTAATAAATCAATTAAATCCTCTAAACACTGTTTATCATCATTTAAACAACTTATTTCTCTATATATTACATTATCTTTTTGTATAAATTTTTCTAATTCTATATTTGGAATAATATTTTTTAAATCAGATTTGTTGCCTATTAATAAAATAGGATGTTCATGATTACATTTATTTGAATGAGTTAATAAATTCAACCAATTTTGCAAATTTATATAACTTCCATAATCGCTTAAATCAAACATCAAAATAATTCCACAGGCTTCTCTAAAATAAGTAGTCACTATACATTGGAACTTTTCCTGACCTGCTGTATCCCAAATGCATATTTTATATTTTTCATTTTTATAATTTTTACTTATAGCCATAAAATCTACTCCTATTGTTGATGTAGGGTTATTATAAGGTTCATCCCGTAATTTATGAAAAAAAGTAGTTTTTCCTACATCTGTATCTCCAACTAATATTAATTTTATTTTTTTATCAAATTCAATAAATATTTTACTCATATAATAATATATTTATTATCTTTAATCCTCTTTCTTTTCATCTAAAAGCATAATGGCCATACCTGCATAATTATGCAAATCAATCAAAGTATCTCTCATTTTTTCATCATTTACTAATGCTATTTTATTATGTGAAATTGATTGTAACCTTTTTATTTTATCACCCATTCTTACTAATACTCCTACCACTCCATATTCAGCAAACGCATCTCCATAATCCTGGTTTTTCTTTTTAAATAATTCTAAACCTTCCTTTTGCACCTCTTTCATTTGCTCAACTCTATTTGTCATTACTTAAATATATTATATTGTATTTAAGTAATTTGATATTTTTTTCTTAAACTCTTCTTCGGACTGCATTTAAATTTCCTGCTTGACTGGATTGTCCGACTCTTCCTATAGCTGTATGAGGATTATAATAACGATTATTACTTTTAATAAAAGTCATGGGAACATTAGGTAAAAATATATTACTTGAATTATAATTTCTACCATATCTTCTCAATACAAATTGACTACTCCCTGCGGAAGGATTGTTATTAAAGTTATTATATGGATAATATATGTTTGTATTCGGCATTATATATTTATTAAATATATTTTAATAGATTTTCTCAGATTTTTATTTTATTCTATATATTTAAAAATCGTCATTCCGAACATGTAGTTCTATCATTAAAAATATATTTATATATAATTACCTTCTTGCTCCCCCTCATCCACATGATACCTTTCTAGCCATAAAAATTTGTTTTAAATTTCCCATACTGGATGAGGATGTAGGTATATTTCTTAACATGGAATTACTTAATAAGGTAGAAGAGGTTATAGGAGTTGAATTTGTTGTTAAAACCATATTAATTTTTTGAGGCATTATATAATACCTTAAGAAATTACAAAATCAGATTTATTTTTTTTGTTCTAAACTTTTACATTTTCTACATTTTCCATTTCCTGTTCTTCTATTTTTTCCATTACTTCTTCTTCAGAACCTGGGTTTTCTGATATTTCTTCAGATGCTTTACTTAAATCTAAATTAGAGGATAATAAATTTTCTCCTGGGCTTACTGAAGGCTCTTCATACACTTCCTCCATATTTGGTTCTGATTTTTGCTCTTGTTCGAGTGCTAATAACCTTGCTGTTTCCTCTTCTTCAGCTTCATATCTTTTATTTGCCTCTATTTCTTCTTGTGTTAAGTTATTTTTTTGCCACTCTTCCTCTGATATTTTGGCTTCTTCTTCAGCTTGCAATTTAGCTTCTTCTTCCGCCTTCAATCTGGCTTCTTCTTCAGCTTGCAATCTAACTTCTTCTTCAGCTTGCAATCTAGCTTCTTCTTCCGCCTTCAATCTGGCTTCTTCTTCGGCTTGCAATCTAGCTTCTTCTTCCGCCTTCAATCTAGCTTCTTCTTCCGCCTTCAATCTGGCTTCTTCTTCAGCTTGCAATTTAGCTTCTTCTTCGGCTTGCAATCTAGCTTCTTCTTCCGCCTTCAATCTGGCTTCTTCTTCAGCTTGCAATCTAGCTTCTTCTTCCGCTTGCAATCTAGCTTCTTCTTCCGCCTTCAATCTGGCTTCTTCTTCCGCCTTCAATCTAGCTTCTTCTTCCGCCTTCAATCTAGCTTCTTCTTCCGCCTTCAATCTGGCTTCTTCTTCAGCTTGCAATCTAGTTTCCTCTTCGGCTATATTATTCCCAACAATATATTCTACTGTTTCTTTTTCTAATGGAAGTTGTAATGGTTGTCTAACAGGTGTAGGAGGTTGAGGTGCACGGATAACTCTTCTTACACCTCTTTTTTTACCAAATATGGACATTTCATGATGTTGACCACGATTTCCCCACAATGTTTTCTTATTATTCATTTATATGTAATAATAAGAAATTAATTTAACTAAAACACAAACACGAACCCGCTTTATTTGATGAACCTACAATTCCATAAGATTTAGTTTTATTACCTACTACACCTCCTTTAATAGCAACAGATTGTGAAGAATTAGTTAAACTGGTATCTCTTTGTGTCCTTAAAGGTCCTTTTCCTTTTAATCTAGCTAAATATCTATCATAACTTCCATGTTTAATATCAACACCTTTTCCACCTGGTTTTAAAGAGCCAGGTCTTAGTCTTGTTAGGGAAGACCTAGTAGAATTACCATGAGATGGAACAATAGTTATATTAGAAACCAGAGAATTACCTGGTAAAGCTCTATCACTATATTGATTCCAATTAACATTTGCATAAGAAGCATTAGGTTGTTGATAAACAGTTAAAGATGCCAAATTCATTATATATTCAGATTCAGGAACTCTAACAGTGTTCCAAATTCTTTTTTGATTTATAATATTATAAGATCCACTAGGATCACAAGTTAGACATCCATTATTACCACAAGATCTGCATTGGGATACACCATATATTATACCGCCAGAACAACTGCAATCATATAAATAACCAGCAGGAGGAAAACTCATTATATAATATATAATAATAATAAAATTGAATGTAAATTAAAATTACAATTAAAATTAAAAACAATGTCATCTAAACAAATAATTAATTGTCCTAATTGTTTAAAAATATATAAAAAAAAAGGGAGTTATGAGAATCATATATTAAAATGTGAGAGAGAAATAGAGAATTCCAAAAATAAAGAAACTATTCCCAAACTATTTGAGATGATTGAAAAATTAATAGAAAATCAAAACCAAATGCAACTGGAAATAAGTAATTTAAAAGCGAATTTAAATAGGAAAAATAAAAAGATAAATGTGTTAGATTGGTTAAATGATAGAGAAGAAATAACTGGTGATTTTACTGAAGATTTGCAAAATCTTAAATTAAAAGAGGAAGATTTGTATATAATTTTTGATAAAGGGTTTGTTAAGGGTATATCTGAAATATTAAGTAATTATTTTATGAAATTAGAAACAATTAGATGTTTTAATGAAAAAAAACAGCTAATTTATATTTATAAAAATAAAAAATGGAATGAAATACTGAGTAAAGAATGGGAAGAGATTATTAAAAAAGTAAATGGGGAAATATTAGTTTTATTTAAAAATTACCAAGACCAAAATTTAGAACATCTAGAAGATGAGAGTTATCATAAGAAATTAAATGGATATTTATCAAAAATTTTATGCGTAGAATTAACATTTGAAACCAAATGCAATCGAATTCAAACTACTGTTTATAACTTTTTAAAAGTAGGTTTTAAAAATATAGTTGAATTAGAACTGGATTAAAAATACAAATAAAGTTTTTGAAAAAAACACGAATTTAAAAAAAATTGAAGTAGATTGCATCCTACAACATGATGTATCAATTCAGTCAAAGAGTCTCAAGCTTTTAACAACATGTCTTCGTTTTCAGTTTTCATTCCTCGCATATTTGCAAATATCGGCGAGAAGCGCATTGCCAATGTCTTTTACCAAAAGGATATTGGTGAGGTGAGTAAGGTCGATCTTGTCAGGCGCACAAATGACAAGGGAGAGAAATACAACATGGCCTTCGTGCACTTCGAATACCTCTTCCAAACGACATCTGCCAAGAACTTCAGGGAGGATGTAGAGAATCCAGAGGTCAAGGCCAAGTTGGTCTACGAGGACCCATGGTTTTGGTTGGTGTTGCCCTTTGAAGAGAAGGAGAAGCCTGTTCAGGAGCCACATGCTCAGCAACAATTCTTCCCTCAGGACCAACAGAACTACTTTATGGGTTACGGAACCATGATGATGACTCCTCAGGGGCCTATGTGGTATCCTATGCAGGCTCCTATGCAGTCTCCAATGGTTCCTCCTCAAGTAGCCTATGGGAACCGACCTAGTCGTCAGCGTCCTCACCAAAAGAAGCGCATCAATGTTCCGACCAAGAAGGAAGTAGAAGAGTATCAACAATCTACTACGACTTCCAAGGAAGGTCCGTTGGATTATGGTAACTGGCAACTCCCAAAGAAGAATAAGCTCAGCTTGAAGAGGCCAACAACACCGGAGATGCCTCCTCCAAAGGAAGATGGAGAAGAAGATTAGAAAAAGGTAAGTAAAAATTTTAGATAGAAGTAGTTAGGATTTGTAATTTAATAATTAAGTAAAAAAGAAAGGGTAAATCCCTTTTTTTATTGTATAATATTTATAAAATTAGAAATATAAATATTATATTTTTTAAACTACAGGATAAGATGCTTGCATAGCTACACCACAAACTCCAGGATCATGTGTGCTATCACTTCGCTCAATTTTTACATATCCATTATCTCCCCATGAAGGACCCCAGGAGTTCTTAACAAGCCAATATTCAGTACCAGACTCAGATCCATAACCAATAATAAGAACGCCGTGGTCAAGATTAGTACCACAAGCAGAACTAGTAATAACGCCTCCAGTATACAATTGAAATGTTTTGGTATCTGCTTCAATGGCAATAGAAACCGGTCCTCTAGAGACTGCCTCTTTCAAATCAACTTGATTGTTTTTAGTAACATCTACACAACCAGAAATTTTAACTACAGGATCACATTTTTGACAATCACCACCCTTAGCAGTGTAAGGATATGCACTTTCTAAACACATACCATTATCAATAGCATATTGGAAAGCATCATCCATTAATCCACCATTACATCCATGGTTTCCATAAGATTTTGAACAATCAACAAGTTGTTGTTCTGATAGACTTTCAAGTTTGTGATTAACAATAGCCCAAGCTCCTTCCATAGCACCAGTGGCACTAAAAGACCAACAAGAACCACACTGTCCTTGATCCTTAACTGGGGTAACAGCGTTTTTCTCTCTCCAGTCATAAGATACAGGAACAGGCATAGGGTTACTTTCAAATTTGGAACAACCAGTAGAAAAAGGACCACCTGTTCTAATACCCCGTAAAGATGCAAATTCATCTTCAGTTATATCAGCAAAAGGAGTAACACCTAAAGTATATGGAAGATTTTGGGCATTTTGTTCAGCTACATACTCCATATTTGATCGAAAGATTTCAAATCTCTTTTCAAATTCTACTAGTGAGTCGTAATTTTTTTCAAATTTATGAATAAAATTTTGGAATCGACTCCAATGTTGGTCTGTAGAATTAAATGCTGAAGCAGTTGCTAGAAGCATGAGGGATGTAATTCCGTAAAAAAACATATACATTATCTAAATATTTGTTTTTATATTGTTTTTAAACATCTTTTATCTACATAAAAACAAATTTATTTTATTTTTGTTATTATTTTGCTTTAGATTATTGTAAGTCGAATTTTTCTTTAAATTCTTCGACAGTATATAAAGGTATATTTTTTTCTTTGGCAGCTTCCATTTTGCCGGTTTCTTCGTCTTTATTTTTAACAATAACCGCAAAAGTATTTTTGGTAACAGCAGAAGATTCTTTAGCTCCAATATTTTTTAATTGTTCACTCAATTCTTTATCTCGAAAACCGGTTATAATAATAGTTTTGTCATATAAAGGATGAGACTCATCTTTAGGTTCTTCAATAGGAATATCAGATAATTTATTTTGAAGTTTGGCAACTTCTATAAAGTCCATAAATTTTGAAATATTATTTACAAATCTTTCTGCAGTTTTCTTTTCCATACCTTTAATTGACTTAATTTTGTCTATTTTTTCTTGATCACTTTCGGAAGAAGTTAAAATATCTGGGTATTTGGATAAGATTGGTTCAATCCTTTTTTCACCAAATCCTCTTCCAAATATATTAGAAACGGCCATTATTTTAGGTAAGGAAGCTTTATCAATTTTCTCATGAATAGATTTATATACTTTTTCTGCCATCTTCTTTTTAAACCCCTCTACTTTTAAGAAATCTTCTTCAGTCATCGCAATAATTTGTGGAACACTTTCGTATCCAGCTTTGATTATTTTTTTTACATTACCAGGTCCTAGTCCATCTACTTCCAAACCTTTGAAAAATCCAACAATATTTTTCTCTTTTACCGTTTCATCTTGTTCTGCGTCTTCTAATATAATATCTACATGGGTTTCATTCCATTTATAATCAACATCAGGCATTTTGGCCTTCTCAGCTGGCTCTATTACTTCCATAATATGTGGAATTACATCCCCACTTCTAACTAATTTAACAAGCGCACCGATACCTATTTTATTGTCTTCTACAAATGCAGCATTAAAAGCAGTAGCATATTCTATTTTGGCACCTCCTAATACTACAGGTTCTATTTGGATTCTAGGTTTTAAGTAACCATCTTTACTAGGAGCCCATAATACATTTAAAACTTTAGCTTCAGCTATTTGATCAGACAAGACCATTTTAAAAGCAAAAGCGTGTTTTGGATTTTCCTCTGTTCGTTTATATATTTCGTCATTTTCTACAATAACACCATCAATCGTATATTCATAATTTTCTCTCCAATCGACGAGAATTTCAGATAAAATGGAATTATCTATATCTTTCTTGGTCTCGTTTATTACCACATCTACATCTTTCTTTTCTAAAAATTCCATTTGACCACTAGGTTTTAAGGAAGGTTTAATCACTTCATAAGCTACAAAATCTAAATCCTTAAATTTTTCAGGTTCTAGCTTCTTTTGATTCACTAGACCCGATACCAAGTTTCTAGAATTGGAAAATTGATCTTTATATTTCTCTATAAAAGTTGATTTTTTCATAATTAGTTCTCCTCTAATAGTAATATCCGGAGTAGTGGGTAATCTGAGAAAAGGAATTAAATGACTAATATCCTGACCCACTTCTCCGTTTCCTCTAGTGTATAATTTTTGTTCATTATTTTCGGTAGAATATAATCCGCTAATACCATCTAATTTGGCAGAAAGAACATAAGGTCCTTTGTATTTATCTTTCCATTTTTGGAGAGCATTGGTATCAGGTTTAATTTTATCCATTGAAGCCATAAAGTAAGGTAGTTTGACTTTATTTTTATCTTGAATTGGAGCACCAATTTGGTCTAATACCTTATTTTTAGGATATTTTTTTTCCATATATTCCTTTATAATATCATATTCATTGTCAGATAGGAGTGTATTTTCAGGATCATTATAATACGCTTTTTGAGCTTCATCTAATATTGTTTCCATTTGTTTTTCAGTTAACATTTTTAAAGTGTCTATTCCATTTTGTTTAAATTGTTCAACATGTTCTTTGAATCCACTTTTAACCTTTTTTACCTTAACCGTTTTGTTATTGGACACTTTTTTGGGTAATTTTTCTTTTGAAGGAGGTTTTTCCTCCTGTTCTTCTTCTTTTGTTTCATTTTGTTCTTCTTCTTTTGTTTCATCTTTATCTACTAGTTCTACAGATTTATAGCCTTCTCTTTGTTTGGGCTCTTTATATTTCATTCCCAAAAATTCAAAAATCGATTTTTCAGTTGGAAATTCAATATCTACTTTTTCTCCTTTTTTTCCTGATTTCATTAATGATAATCCATGTTCATTTAAAGTATAACCCATATCTAATGCTCTTTGCCTCATGACAGTATTAAAAGCTTTGCTACCAGTAAAATATAAAGTAGCAAAAGCATATTCAGTAGGAGGAGTATAAAGGAAGTCAATTCTTCGAGGTATAGAATCTTTAATTTCTCCAATAGTCAAGCTTTTAGTTTTGCCTCTAGTAAGGACTTCAATAACTATTCCGTCTTTAATTAAGGCATCTAAGAAATTATTAAAAGAGTCAATATTGTTTTCATCATTAGTAATGATAACATCAATATCGCCAGAATTTTTAGCCTGTCTTCTATAACTACCAACAATTTCAAATTTACTGCCATTAGGAGTAACCTCTTTAAATACTTTATCAAACACTTTTTCAAATTCTACTATTTCATCTCTAGGGATTCGTTCTTGCAAAGGTTCATAATATTTTAATCCAATTTTTTGGGTATCATTCAATTTTCCTTCATTTTCTTTTAATTGATCTATGGTTGTAATTCCCTCATCAATTAATTGCTTAGCTTTTTTAGGACCTACACCATAAATCTTAGTAAAAAGATTCATTGGATTTTTTCTTTCTCTTTCTAAAACTCTCAGAGTGCCAGTTTTTTGAAATTCGTCTAATTTATCCATTATTGTCTTACCTATTCCTGGTTGATTTTTTAATTGTTTTACATCCGTAATTTCATCAGGATAACTCATAATTGTTTCAGATGCTTTTTTATAGGCTCTTGATTTAAAAGGTTCTCCTTGCCTCATCATAATATCGGCAAGTTCTTCCATAATATCGATAAGTTCCTTATTCATTGATTTACCTTTTGGTGATGGCTTTAAGTCCATTTCTATCGTTTCTTCAATTTTAATAGGTGATTTAGACTTCAATTTTTCTTCTTTTGAAGGAGATTTTAAGCTTTTAGATTTTGGAGAAAACTTATCAACAATAACTAGTTTCTTCTTCAAAGTCTTTTTTAGTGCCTTTTTTTCAGTTCCTTTTTTTAAGCTCTCTTTTGATTTACTTTTTGACTTGGATTTTGATGTTATTTTTAAAGGGGATCTCGATTTAGATTTTGATTTTGATTTTGGAGATTGCTTTTGGCAATATCCATATGTTTTTAATGTTCCTCTATCTGTAACTGAAGTAGCACAAATATCTCCTTTCTCAGTTTTAAAACATTCATTATGATCTTTCCATTGATATTTAAAAGGAAATATGCAATCTCCGGCTTTTACTTTTTGTCCTTTTTCTTTCTTCCCTTTGTTGTTAAAATCAGTAGCTTTCATATATAAAAAAATAAATATTTTATTCTTAGAATTTAAATAAAATATTTTTATAATTTATATGGAATCTTATATTCAAACTTATGGACAATATGAAACTATTGTTGATGGAAATATTATTGACAATGCTAAATGGAATATGGTTTATGATGGTAATGTTCTTGATTTAGAAGCTCAAAAAAATAATGAATCTATGTATGTTCAACTGACTAATGATGAAATTATGAAACTTTTTGAAATTCCCGCATCCAATCAATCAATTCACAAACGGTTAGAATATGATTTACATAATTCTGTTGACGCTAAACCAATTATCATGGAAGAACTAGTTATTCCTGAGGCACCTCCTCATAAGAAATCTAGAACAAGAAGATCCAAATCCAAATCCAAATCAAAATCCAAATCCAAAACTAGATCCAAAAGAGAGAAAATAACACCAGATTATTTAAAAACAATCTATTAATAATTTTTCTTTAATATATCTCTTAATATGAAATAATCTGTCTCTGAAAATGATCTGTTAGATCTCCTCTCCTTATAATCATCTTTCTGGTCTTTTTCCATAATACTCATATAATAAGGAGATGCATAAATTAAACTATGTTTATTGATATCGTACACTGATTCTATGTATAACTTTTTTCTATACCTAGATATTATTTCCTTTAAAAAATTTGCCATTTTTTCAAATTTCTCCTCCTCAAAACAAACTACCATTACTTGCGCTTTTCTTTTTAATCTTCTTACCTCTCCTTCACATTCCGAAAATTGATAAAATCTATCACAATCATAATAATCCGCTAGGTCTTGTGCACTATCGATTAGTTTTGTTACACTCTTATGCTTTCTCAAATCCAAAGACATTTCTATTTCATACCCCATTATATAATAACTAAATATTATTTTTTTAAAACACTCCTACATCATGTAGAGAATAATATATATCGGTTTTAATACTACATAATTTTTATGATATTTTGTATAAAAATATTATAAAATAATAATTTATAATGTCTTTTACAAGTAATTCTTGGAAACAATCAGGAGGATTAGGTAGAAGTAAAAAAAATCAAACTATTAAAGCTCATCAAATGGCTCCAAGTAATTTAAATATAACGGCACAATTAGGGGTTCAAAACTCTATTACACCTTCTATTTCTCATTTGGAATCATCACAATCTACATATTTATATAATTTCCAAAATGGAAAAAATTTTAATAATAATATTGCTTATTATCCATTTAATAAAGAAATAAATACAATTGGTATATCGAATGAATCATTAAATCCTTTATTATATAATCCTAGTAATTTTAATTTAAACTACCAAGGCAGTGGAACTTCTTTATCTTTAGTTTCTTCTCCTTTTAATCAAAATGCTACTCAATTTAGTCAAAATGCAAAAACTATTATTTCAGATTTTTCATATAATACTCAAAATGTATTTGGAATCGTTCCTGGTAACTCTATTAGTTATGCAATAACAGTAGTTTCTAATATTTATGTTTCATCTGATGCTAGTAATTTCTGTTTTTTTGGAATGGATAATTTAAATCAAGATGCTCTTACTAGTAATGGTAATATTACTAATGGGATTTCTAATGAGGCTTTTTATTTGTGGTATCCTGATTATGATGGTAAAGCAACTATTTATTATACAACTATTAGTCCTTCATCAGGAAAAACATATGGATTTTCATCTCAAATAGATAAGGTTATTAAAGATCAATGGCATGTTTTAAATCTGACATTAAATGGACAATATGTTTATATTATTCAAAATGGAGAAACAATATTCACTCAACCTTTTTCTATTGGAACAAGAGTTCCAGATCAACCTATAGCTATTAATCTGTCTTCAAAATATTATGATTCAAGTAATAATATAGTTAAATCTAATGGTAATACTAATAACGGTAATATTCAATTATTAGACTATAATATAACTAATTTTTCTGCTGATCCTTCAACTCTAAAACAAATTAAAGATTTCAGAGATAATATTCAAAATATCAATAACTCTAGTTTACCAAACCGAGATTTATATTTAAATTATACCATTGGTGAAGATATTAACTATTTATCATCCAAAATTATTGCGGGTAATGGTATTGGCAATAATGGTAGTTTAACTAATTTTGGAGAATTTAATAATTTTTCTCGAGCTAATTTTTATGATACTACTACTTTTTACGGGTATGTTGCATTTGATTCTTCTGCATCTATTATATATGATTCTTCTATAAATAATTCATTAGAGATTTATACTTTACCAGGAAAAGCTGGCCAAGTTACATCTTCTTTTTTAATAGAAAATGCAGGTGCCGTTCCAGGATACATATTTAATCCTACTATGCTAGTTTATAATGGAACCTCTGGTCAAATTACTTCAGCTACTACTCAAAATCTTGTTTTCTCTATAAGTGGTGAAAATGTTTCGGTGGGAGACATATTTGGAACTCATACTTTTGATGTTTCGGGAAATACAATGATAACTGGTAATCTTGATTTAGGTAGTGGATTTTCCGATGGTAAAATTAATATTTTATCTCAAAGAACAGGGGTAACAAGGCCTCCTATTGCGATAGGACACTCTGCAGGTAAAACTGGCCAAAAGCTTAGTTGTATTGCTATTGGATCCCAAGCAGGTGAAATTTCCCAATTAGACAATGCCATTGCTATAGGAGAAGAAGCAGGTTATCATGACCAAGGTATTTATTCCATTGCTATTGGTGCAGTTGCAGGTTATGAAAGGCAAGGTGCTTATTCTATTGCTATGGGATGGAATGCAGGTGGAACTGATCAAAAAACCGATTCCATTGCTATTGGAACTAAAGCAGGTTATGAAAGGCAAGATAAAAATTCTATTGCTATTGGAGTAAATGCAGGTCTAAGGGATCAAAGGGCTAACTCTATTGCTATTGGAGCGTTTGCAGGAGATATTTCTCAAAATGAATATTCTATTGCTATTGGAAGCAGCGCAGGTTACTATAGTCAAGCTAATATGGCTATTGCTATTGGACGAGAGGCAGGTAAAACTGACCAAGGTACCTATGGCATTGCTATGGGATATCAAGCAGGAAATGATTCTCAAAATGATTCCATAGCTATAGGATTGAAAGCAGGTTACTCTCATCAAAATGATCATTCCATTGCTATTGGACGACAAGCAGGTCACATTGAGCAATATATCTCCTGCATTGCTATTGGAGACAATGCAGGTTACTCTCATCAAAATGAATGGTCCATTGCTATAGGAACAGGGGCGGGTGCCCATGACCAAGGTGCCTTTGGCATCGCTATGGGATATCTAGCAGGAGATATTTCTCAAAATGAATATTCTATTGCTATTGGATTCCAAGCAGGTGAAATTGACCAAAGTGCGAATTCCATTGCTATAGGAACAGAGGCGGGTGGCCAAAACCAAGGTACCTTTGGCATTGCTATGGGATATGCTGCAGGTCAAACTGACCAAAGTGCGAATTCCATTGCAATTGGAACGAATGCAGGTTTAACATCTTTGGGAGAAAATTCTATTGCTATTGGTTTAAACACAGTAAATCAATATACTACAAGTGTGGCTTTAGGTGCAGGGGCTACAACAACCGCTAATAATCAAATTGTTTTAGGAACTGCTAGTGAAACTGTCAAGATACCTGGAAATTTAAACAGTCAAATAACTATTTTAGATACTCAAAATGAAGGTTATGGAAGTTATCCGACACCTAATAATGGAAATCCTACTGGAACACTTATTTTAAAAAATGCTTATTCAGATTCAGCTGGTAATGGTTCAACCGGAATCCTATTTCAAGGACCAACAGGTCATGGAAACGATGGTGGGGCAATTGGTTATATTGATAATATTGGAACGTCCCAACAAAGTCAACCTTCAAGTAATATTCCAGCTAGTTATAATTATTATCAACGAACTGGAAACGAAAATTCCTGTTTATACATTACTTCTGTAAATGACACAGCTGGTAATAATATCGATTCATTAGTGCTTAGAAGTACTGGAAATTTTATATTAGATACAGGAAGATATACAGTAGGTAGTAGTTCTGATTATCCTAACTCAACAAATCGAACTGCTGGAGGTCCTATTTCCATTCTTCCCAATGGAGGTAGCGTCGGAATTGGAAAACTAAATCCTACTACTGGTTATACATTAGAAATAAGTGGAAATACAATGATAACAGGTGCTTTAGATGTTAGTGGAAATTTATCAGCTAACAATGTTGGACCTTCTAGTGATAATCAATTAGAACCTAATGTGGCAAGTGCCTACCTTAATAGTGTATCACCATTTTCCTCTAGTAGTCTATCACAATTAAATATGAATGGTTATATGTTCACTAGGGCAATACTGGATCATGGTGAAACTGGAAACCAACCAACCGGTCTTATATTTGGAACAGGTGCAAATACTAATCAATCTGATTATATATCTCTAGTTACTAATGGGTTAACGAGATTATATATATTACCTGGTGGAACAGTTGGTATTAATACCACCACTCCAAATAATAGTTATTCTTTAGATGTAAGTGGAAATATAAATGTAAGTGGGTCCATAACAAGCACAGGTTCATACAACACTACTTCTGATTTAAGATTAAAAGAAAATATAAGTGATTTAGATAATAGTTTGGAAAAAATATGTAATATTCGTGGTGTAAGTTACAATTTAAAATCAGATGAAAATAAAACAAAGACTTCTGGTGTAATAGCTCAAGAAGTAATAGAACATATACCCGAAGCAGTAAATAATATGGATAGTGAAAAATTAAGTGTAAATTATAATTCAATTATAGCACATTTAATAGAGTCGGTAAAAGAATTAAAGAGAGAAATAGAAGAATTAAAAAGTAAATAATAAATATATTCTATAAATATATATGTCTAATACCTACTTATACCAAAATAAACCTTTTATTCAACATGGAACTGGTTCTTTGGTAAATGGAGGACCTGATGTTTTTACAACTATCACCTTTAGTGAGGCTTTCTCTTCCGTACCAACAGTAGTTTGCACTCCAGCCAATGCGGGGTCGCCCCATGACATGCTTACCCTAAAAATAGGTACTATAACCACATCAAACTTTACAGTAATAGGATGGTTAAAGGATGGACGAGGAGGAGAATCCGGAGGTTTTCAATATTGGGGTGATTTTTATTGGATAGCAGTAATTTAAAATTAAAATTGAAGTTTTTTTATTTAAGTAACTAATTTTAAATAAAAAATGGAGCCACCAACTTACTTAGCAAAGTTACATCCTCATCCTCGTGATAAGCGAATTGTCTTTGATGAGGGACCTCATATTTATTACATAGATGGATCTTCAGAAGGATATATTTCCTGTACTACCTGGAATCATAGTCATTTTGAACATTTTAATGCAGATGCTATAATAGATAAAATGATGAGTTCAAGTAGCTGGCAACCAGGTAATAAATATTACGGAAAAACAAAAGACGAAATCAAAG